ATCTCTTAACTGATAAGAAATATTCTCCATCTCCATCTATATCTAAATCAAAATCTCCTGATCTAATGTTTGCTGGTATTGCCGTTTCAACACCTGTAGTTGCTACTTCATTTACACCAACTTCATGCTCATAATAAACAGAAGCACCTAGAGATACACCATTTACAATTGGGAAGGTTGGCGTGGCTGCCGCGATATATTTAGTTGCATGAGGAAGATCATATACAGAAGCATCAGCCCATGTTGTTCTCGATTGAGAACCAATTGTTGCACTAGACATAGTGCCCGTTGTCCAAACTTTTTCACCATAATTATATGTTACTACTCTATCTATTTCAGAAGAATTAGCTTTAGTGTAGAACCACATGATTTCTTGGTATAAACTATTATGAGCTGCAAACACTGTTTCACTAGTGTCATAATTAATACCTAAATTATCACTTGTTGTCGTGAATACAAAATCTTCAACTAAACTTGGAACAGATACAACTGTACCATCAAATGCAAAGAATCCTCCAGAATCACCCATCCAGAACACAATACCTTCTGCAAAGACCACTGCATGTTGACCAAGACATCCGCAATTAGATCCGACTTTTCTAATACTAAATGTAAAAGGAGGTCCTACAAACTGCATTGAATAAGCAGCATCGTCTGTAAGTATTAATATATAGTCCTTTGCTCTAACTGCTGCTACAATTTTAGTTCCAGCATCTAATCTAAACGTACCTGCAGTATTGGTTGATGTCGGTGCATATACGTCATAATCCTCTTGATCAGAAAATCTAATTAACATTTTGTCTTGTTGACCACCAGGTAAAGATTCTGTAGTACCAAGATGTATTAAATGTCTATCTCTATCTGATACTATAGTCATAACAGAAGTTTGAGGCATAGATGCATTTATAACGGCTCTTGTTTGTAATGCATTTGCAGCTGATGGATCCCAAGTAAATGTAGGACCGTTGTGCATTGTTGCTATTAATATTTGACCAAAGTTATCTAATGACCAGTTTGCAGGATCTAATCTTATTGCAGTTTGCACTTGAGAAGCTTCTCCCCAACCAACGAAAGTTGATGCGTCATAAACGATTGCATTATCTGCGTGAGCTGCAGCTGTTGTTCCTTCTACTCCTCTAACACAACCTGTAAAATCTGTCGCAGTTTTACCAGTATAAGTTATTAATTCATCATCTATTAAAATAGTTCCTGCTGCAGCAAAACCTGTTGTAGAATCAACTACTATAGTTGCAGTTGAATCATTTATTCCCCCCATTACATTAATTGCAGTTTGAGTAACTGTTGAACTGAAACCACCCCAGTTAAATGTACCAAAACCAAACCCATAAGTTTGACCGAATGGACCAAAATCATAATAAGGATTACACGTTGCAGTTCCAGAAGTTCCTGTTGCAGATGAAACTACCGGCATTGTAATTGTAAAAGTTCCTGATGTGGGTGTTGTTTTAACTTCAAAAGCATTTGTAAAATTAGCAGCTGAAAAACCTGTTGGAGGTGTTCCAAAAGTAAATCGTACGATTCTACCAACGGATAATCCGTGTCCAGCTTTATTAACTGTAACTGTGGCTGATCCTGAAACTGTACTAAATGAACATGAAGTTAAGGCCGTGTCTAATGGTGTAATATCGTAAAAAGCACCTTCAAAGTAAATAGCTAATACCTTATTAGTACCTATTGCAGCATATCTATTACCGTCTAAATCTGACCATATCCATTGGTTCCTAGCAGCTCCTACTAAAGTATCTGCTAATATTTCTGACCAACCACCTATTTTTTCAGGGCTTCCATAACGAAATCGTACATTATCACCATCAATCCAGCGACCTTCTGCTTGAGATGCTGTATCTTGTTTGTCAAATCCTGGTGCTACCGGTATTTTTTTTAAAGGCATAGATCATTATACCTTATATTTAACCAAGTTGAAATATAGAGTTATATTTTAGATTTCCACCAAGAAATGTATACAAGTCTTGTTCCAATTACTTGTTCTACACCATGTAATAAATTATTGCTATCAAATACAATTAACTTACCTAAATCATTGTTAATAAGTTTATTTTCAATAACCGTTCTTCCACCTATATAATTGCTATTTAAATAACAAATTGATGTAAACTCATTATCTTTAAAAACAGTCCCATCTTTGTGTGATTGCATATAACTATTATTCGGCCACATTACAATTTGATCATAATTTAAAGTTAAATTAAAATTAGATACATGATTTAAAACATATTCTCTTTCTTTAAAATTTTCTTTTATTTCATATATAATAGTATCTCTATATATTTTGTAATATAAATAATTTTTTTTAAAATGTTCTAAAAAAATATTACATTGTTCTTTGTTTAAAAAATTATTAAATTCTCTTAACATTTAAAAATATAAAATTATTTACCCTCTATTTTAGTATCTGTAAAAGTTTGTTTGTTAGCAATATCTTCTTTAAATTTGACTTGCCAATCCATTACCATTTTAACAAGGTTATTTCCAAAATGTTTTAAATTTTCGTCTGATAAATGAAGCTTTCCTTTCCTAAAAAGAGTTATTCTTTCTTTCCAAGAAAATTCTATGTCACAAGACCCATCATCATATTGTTTAAATTTCATATTTTTTTATATTTTCAAAATTTTCCCAATCGTTTATTCTATTTGCATTAAAAGCTAAAGTATATCTTTCTATATCATTTTCTATTTTTTTAACACTATGTTTTAAAATAGGTGAAAATAACACAAAACGTCCTATTTTTTCATCTATTGTAGTATTATATTGTGAAAAATAAGTTCCAGGTCCATCTTCAGTTAAATAAAGAATTCCAGAAAAATCCGTATTTCTATGATCGTGTTCTACAACCTCATCGTTTTTTTTTAAAATATTTCCCCAGCAATCGTTTATTGTAAAATTATAATTTGAAATACATTTTATAGCTTTTTTTATAGAAAGTATAAATTTAAAAAAATCTTCGTCTTCTTTTAAAGAATTAAAACCTGAAAAAAGCCCCTTTACATTTGTTTTATAATTTAAAGTTGATTCTTTTACTTTTTCTTTTATTTTACTTTTTAAATTATTAATAATTTCTAAATCATTGAATTGACCAGTTATTATAAAAGTTTCTACAGAAATATCTTTTAGTTTAAAATTTAAATCTATAAAATCATTATAAATTTTCATTTTTGCGTTCCGAATAATTGTCTTTTATCTTTAAACCATTCTTTATTTTGACCATTTTTATCAACATAATGTAAAAAAGTTTGTGCGTGCCAATCTCCTTTAAATTCTTCTCTCCAATGTTCTACTTCGCAACCTAGATATATTGCAGCATCCCCTGGTTGCATATTTATTTCTGTTCCATTCATATAAATTGGCCATTTAGTTCCATCTGAACCTATCATTACGGTCACACTTATTTCACAAGAAGGTCTGTCTTTATGTTTTTTTAATTCGGCATTTAATGTATACATTCTCCAAAAAGCATAAGTGCATAATAATTCTAAACCTGTTTCTTTTTGCATTATTTGTAATTTATTAACCATTAAAGATTCCATTAATGGATCACCATAAAAATAAGTATCACCATTATCGTTTTGATTAAAATCAAAAGAATCAAAATTAAGCCTGTGTTTTATTCTACAATAATCAGTTAATAATTTTATTTCTTCTTTAGTTAAAAAGTTTTTTATTAATTTATACTTAAAATCTTTTATAGTGCCCATGCTACTACTGAATACCTTTTTCCTTTCGTCACTGGTTTAACTGTATGTGGATATAAAAAATTACTTGGCCAAATTATCATTCTATTTGGTTTTACATCTACCTCCCATTCTCCAGAACCATCTGGATTTCTAAAACATAGGTTTCCTCCCTCATAATCATTATTTAAAAGCAATATACAACTCATAGTTCTTGGAACACCTGCAAAATGATCTACATGCCAAGTATAGAAACCAGTGTTTTCATATTTTAAAATTTCAATATCAAAAATATTTTTATAGTTATAATCTAATATATTTGCATCAAATTTATATTGTTTTAAATTTTTATTAAAAAAATAATATAATAAATTAAACCAATGTGTTTCAGACATACAATTACTTAAATTAGAAAGTGGTAAAGTAAATGTTCTTCTAATATTAAAATCTGTTCTACATTCATTACCTCCCCCAACTCTTGTTTCCTCAAATTTTGAAATATTTGCGAAACGAATTAAATTACATAATGCATTCCATGGTAAAACTTCATCATAAATTTTTATAAAATTTTTTATTTCCATGATTTTTTATTCCAATATTTATCTTTATAGATATTTAATAATCTTAAGCCATAAAAAAGTCTAGAATTTTGTATTTCTTTTTGTTTTCTTGGTTTTAACATCATTTTCCAACTATTTCTTTTGAAAGGTATTATTTGAACATAAGGTGTTCCTTTTTTAATTGTTGTTTCTAAAACAGGATATTTATCTCCATTTATTATTATTGGAAAATTTATTTCATTTGGAAAAGTATCTGTGTCAACTATTCCAGGTATTATTAAAAATCTATCATCTGAGTTATTTAAAGGAGGTACAAATAAACATGAATAACCTTTTGGAGTTTTAATTTTCCATGGATTTATTATTTTATAAAATGGTAAGTTTTTATTTTTTTCAATAAAAGGTGCTTCGCCTAATTGTTTTATTGGATGAATATCAATCCCTGAATTTAAATTAATACTTTTAGCATGTAGTATTTGTGATTGATCATGTAATCCAAAAGTTTGAAAAGAATCTTTGAAATCTTCTTCTTTTTCATTTTTATTACTTACATTATGCCTTATATTAAAATCTTGTGGCATTTTAAGTAAATAGCCAGCCGTTAAAGAATCTAAAAAAGGCATACACCCTTTAACAGTTTTATTTAAAATAGTATGATCTAATTTTTTATACCATTCTGGAATATTTAGTTTTATAGGTACTGGATAATCTTCTTTAAGTGCAAAATAATCTTCATGGGCACTAAACTCTATTTCTTTATCAAACATGCTAATTCAATAGCAATTACTAAGGTATTTGTAAAGGATTTAGAGAAGTTAAATTTTGATCTTTAAAATATTGTTCTAGTGATACATTCAAAGGATATGTAATATTTTCTAAATTTAAAGTATTCAATTGATTATAATAATCATTCCATCTATTGAATAACACATGGTTTCTATTATTATTTAAAAATTGAAATATATTTTTTTTATATTCCTCTATATAATTTTTTAAATTTTCTAAATTAAATTTAAATTCATTAGAAATATATGTTATACTATTATTTACATATTTTTCTGGAAATTTTTTTCCTAGTTTAACCAATTCAAAATTAGAATCTGTGTCTTCAATTATTTTATATACATTTTTTTCTATATTCATATTATTTAAATCTGATTCATTTTCAGCAATCCTGTAAATAGAACCTGTAATGTTATCCAAATCTTTAGTAAATATAAAATATGCCATAATTTATGTCCCTGTATTTTCAAATACAGCAAGCACTCCACCAGTACCGCTTCCACCAGGTAAACCAGGTTCAAAGGGAGTAGCAGGATTTCCACCAGTTCCAAAGGAACCACCAACAACAAAAGATCTTGTTGGATAAGTTAAACTTGCACCAGGTTGATTACCACTGTTTCCAGTATTTCCATTTGAACCTTGATAATTCCCACCGTTTCCACCTCCACCGCCATTAACAGTTCCCACGTTTGTAAAATTAGTTGCACCACCAGCTCCACCTGCACCTCCACTAAAACCTCCAGCCGATCCAGGATTTCCACCTCCTCCAACTGCATAAGGTTGAGCAAAAGGTTGTGTAATTGGTTTATTATAAAAACCAAATCCACCTACTCCTCCAGCTCCACCACCTCTATCGGGCGTACTACCACCTCCACCTCCTCCTCCAGCGTACATGTAGACAGCTAGTCTATTTGCAGTTGGAGTTGCAGTATAAGTTCCAGAAGATGGTCCAGCAGAATATAAAGTTGGTATCCCCATTCCAGCTCCCCCTGATCCAGAAGATGCAGAAGTTATACGTCCATCAGCATCAACTGTAATAGTAGCAGCTGTGTAAGTTGCAGGTGTTACTGAAGTTGCGATTAATTGATTTGATCCTACAGAGTTAGCTGCAAGTTTAGATTGTGTAATTGTTGATTGTGTAATTTTAATAGCGGTTACAGCATTTGTTGCAAGTCTTGAAGATGTAACTGCGTATGATGCAAGTCTAGCTTCAGTTACTGCAAACGATGCAAGTTTAGCAGATGTCACTGCTAGATTTGCAATTTGTGCAGAAGCAACTGTTCCAGATAATGTGGTAATATCTACTGCGTTAATGTTTGTTCCGTCTGAGTATAGTATTTTAATTGCTTTATCAGTTGCAGACCAAGTAGTACCTGTTCCTCCTGATGTTTTAAATTCTACTGTAAATGCACCTGTTGTACCATTTGATACAATCCAAGTTTTTTCAATTCCTGATGGAACTGTTACGATTTGATTTCCTGTAATTGTTCCTGTTAATTTTATTACTATATTTCTTGCAACAGATAATGTTGGTGAATTTGCGATTGTTAAAGCTGTAGTTTGAGGACCACCAGCTATACTTTGTTCTCCGTATCCAGCAATAGCTTGTTGAATTACGTTTAAATTGTCATTAGTTTTTTCACCCCAGGTACCAGCATTTTCGCCAGTGACCATTAGTTCTATTTTGAGGTCTGTAGAATAACTTGATGCCATTTATGCTCCTATTTAATTAAAATAATATATTTAAGCAGCTAAGTCAACCGGAGTCCAAATATTATTAGCCCCTGTTTGTACTTCTGCCCAGGCTGTTACATTAACAGATCCTACTGTTAAATTCAACCTAATTCCAGTAACATTAACATTAGCATTTGCTGTAACAGTTTCATTACCTATTGCTACGTTTATTTGCGAACCTGTTACATCATAGCCAAATTCAATACCTACTTGGCCTGTAACTAGATTAATTTGAGCACCGGTTACTGAGACATTAGCATCTGCAGAAATAGCCTCATTTCCAATTGAAATATTTAACTGTCTACCAGTAACTGTTACATTAGCATCTCCTTTTATCTGAACACCAGCTAAACCTTCTGCAACATTAATTCGAGTTCCTGTTACTGAAACATTAGCATCTCCAGTTATAACAGCTCCAGCTAAACCTTCTGCAACATTAATTCGAGTTCCTGTAGGAAATACGTCTGCTGTAATAACTTCAATTGCCTGACCAGTTACTATATTTATTTGTGTACCTGTTACATTAACAGAAGCTTCCGCAGTTGTAGTTACTGAACTAATCTCTATGTTTCTCTGAGATCCTGTCACGTTAACACTTGCATTTCCAACAATAGCAACTGAGCCTGCAATTAAATTTATTTGAGATCCTAGAACAGCTACATTAGCATCAGCACTTGTTGTTACACTATTTAAATATATAACAACATCATCATCTTCATCTACGTTTACAGATTCATTACCATCGGCATTGGTATCAACAGGATGAACAAAAGTATTTAATCTTCTTCCTGTAACAACCACTGTTACATCATCTTCTTCACCCCAAGGAACAATTCCCCAACCTTTAATACCCCAACCAGCATCAGGTTGAAAATCTGTTGTAACAGATCCTTCGTCTAAATTTATTTGAGAACCAGTAACTGTAACTGTTTCTGGAATAGAAGCTACAACAGAACTTACTATTAAATTTATTTGAGTTCCTTGTACTTGAGGTTCTTGATCAATTCTAATTGTAACAGCATTAATTGCAAATGCTAACTGAGTTCCTGTAACACTTACTGCAACATCAATTGCAGTTGTAGCTGTGCCTTGTAATAAACCTATTGATAATGATTGACCACCAAATGATGGATCGCCAAATTCTTCGTTACCCCAAGATACTAAACCAGGTGATGATAGAATTACTGTTTCGTCAGCCATGTTATTTTCCTAACATGGTATGAGCACCAAGTGGTGATATGTAAAATATAATATCTGCCACTTGGCCCTCCTTAAAATTTACGCGTTACCAATTCTAATAATTGCAG